AAACAAGCAAAAACGGCGAATACTTTGCTATCGGCGTCGGCGGCACAATGACTGGTAAGGGTGCTGACCTGTTGATCATTGATGATCCGCACTCGGAACAAGAGGCCGCTTTAGCCGCTGGCAGACCGGAAGTCTATGACTCTGTGTTTGAGTGGTACTCATCTGGCCCGCGTCAGCGTCTCCAGCCGGGAGGGGCTATCGTGGTTGTTATGACCAGATGGTCCAAGTCGGACTTAACAGGCAGGATACTGAAGACCGCAGGAGAGCTAGGAAAAGAAGACGAGTGGGAAGTCATTGAACTCCCGGCGATCATGCCTTCGGGTAAACCCTTATGGCCTGAGTTTTGGTCGTATGAGGAACTGTCTGCTCTAAGGGACGAACTCCCACCGGGTAAGTGGAACGCTCAGTACCAGCAAAATCCCACCGCCGAAGAAGGAGCTATTGTCAAACGGGAGTGGTGGAAGATTTGGGAGAAGGAAAAGCCTCCTTCATGTGAGTTCATCATCCAGTCTTGGGACACTGCTTTTACTAAGGGTGAGCGAAACGACTACTCTGCGTGTACTACGTGGGGTGTGTTCCACATGAACGAAGATGAAAATGACGTAAATATCATCTTGTTGGACTGCTTTCAGAAGCGGATGGAGTTCCCTGAACTGAAAGAAAAGGCACTGGCTCACTATAGAGAGTGGGAACCTGATGCTTTCATCGTGGAAGCCAAAGCTGCAGGGGCTCCGCTGATATTTGAACTGCGGGCGATGGGCATTCCGGTGTCTGAATACACCCCAAGTAGAGGGAACGACAAGTTTGTCCGTATCAATTCTGTGGCAGACCTGTTCCAATCAGGTAAAGTCTGGGCTCCAGACACCCGGTGGGCTAGAGAACTCATCGAAAACATGGCCGCTTTTCCGAACGCACCCCATGATGATGACGTAGACAGCGCAGTACAAGCGTTGATCCGCTTCCGGCAGGGTGGTTTCCTGCGTCTACAGACAGACGAACAGGACGAAATGCGGTCTTTCAAGCGCAAAGTAGCGTTTTACTGAGGATTACAGATGGCAACGAACTTCTCTCCCGAAATGATTCCCCTTGACATGGGTGTCATGACCGAAGAACCGGCTCTTGAGATCGAAATTGAAGATCCTGAGAGCGTAAAAATTGGGATTGACGGGGTTGAGATTGAACTGATGCCAGAACCTGAGACTGCGGACACATTCGACGCAAATCTTGCGGAGTACATGGACGACGGGGAGCTTCAATCCCTGGCTTCTGAGCTTGTTTCCCTCGTAGATGCGGACATCAACAGTCGCAAAGACTGGACAGATATGTTTGTCAAGGGTCTAGAAGTCCTTGGCATGAAATATGAGGAGCGTACTGAGCCTTGGAACGGGGCTTGCGGGGTGTATTCACCGCTTTTGACTGAAGCCGCGATCCGTTTTCAGTCGGAGATGATCACTGAGACCTTCCCTGCTCAAGGCCCGGTGAAAACTCAAATTATCGGGGCGATTGACCGGCTGAAAGAAGAGGCAGCAGAGCGAGTTCGTGACGACATGAACTACATGCTGACCGAGCGGATGATTGATTACAGGTCCGAACATGAGCGGATGCTGTACTCCCTTGGCCTTGCTGGGTCGGCGTTCAAGAAGATCTACCCAAATCCCAGTACGGAACTACCTGCGGCCCCGTTTGTCCCGGCTGAAGACCTGATCATGCCTTACGGGGCGTCAAACGTATATACAGCCGAGCGTGTGACTCATGTCATGCGCAAGACTGAGAACGAGATCAAGAAACTACAGGTAGCAGAGTTCTACAGGGACGTAGAACTGGGTAAACCTGTCAGGTTCTTCACTGACATTGAGAAGAAAAAGGCCGAGGAGCAAGGGTATACCCTTACAGATGATGATCGGTATCAGGTATTGGAGATCCACGTAGACTGGGACATGCCGGGGTACGAAGATGAAGTTCCTTTGCCGTATGTGGTCACGGTTGAGCGGGGTACTCAGACGGTTCTTGCGATCCGCAGGAACTGGGAAGAAGACGACAAAAAGAAACTCAAGCGACAGCACTTCGTCCAGTACACGTACATTCCTGGATTCGGGGCTTACGGTCTCGGTTATATCCATTTGATCGGTGGATACGCCCGTGCTGGTACTTCCATCATCCGTCAGTTGGTGGATGCCGGAACCCTGTCAAATTTGCCGGGTGGTTTGAAGTCCAGAGGACTTCGGATCAAGGGAGACGACACGCCTATTGCTCCGGGCGAGTTCAGGGATGTGGACATTCCTTCGGGAAGTGTGCGTGACAACATCATGCCGCTTCCTTATAAGGAACCGAGCCAAGTTCTGGCGGCGTTGCTTCAACAGATCACGGAAGACGGCCGACGCCTTGCGGCTATTGCTGATTTGAAAATCAGCGATATGTCGGCCCAGGCTCCGGTGGGAACCACGCTGGCAATTTTGGAGCGTCAACTCAAGACAATGAGCGCCGTCCAGGCGCGGGTTCACGCCTCGCTTCGGATGGAGTTCAAGCTCCTGAAGGGAATCATTCGGGACTTCCTGCCGAGTGAGTATCCCTACACCCCGGAAGGTGGGGATCGGTCGGTTAAGCAGGCTGACTACGATGTAGTGGAGGTAATTCCTGTCAGCGATCCCAACGCCGCCACGATGGCGCAGCGGATCATGCAGTACCAAGCTGCACTTCAACTGGCTCAGGGTGCCCCACAAATTTACGATCTGCCTCAGCTTCACCGGCAGATGCTGGAAGTTTTGGGTATCAAGAACGCCGACAAACTTGTTGCAATCCCGGAGGATCAGAAGCCTCAAGATCCGGTGACGGAGAACATGAATGTTTTGAGAGGCAAGCCTATCAAGGCGTTTGCTTATCAAGACCATGAGGCTCACCTGATGACGCACCAGTCGTTCATGCAAGATCCAAAGGTTATGTCCACCGTGGGTCAAAACCCGATGGCTCAGGGCATGATGGCCGCACTCATGGCGCACATTGCAGAGCACGCTGCATTTGCATACCGCGCTCAAGTTGAGATGGCGCTGGGTGTACCACTTCCTACGTTGGATACCAACGACGAGGCTCCCATCGCCCCCGAGGATGAAAAAGCCCTGGCTCCGCTGATCGCCGCAGCGGCTCAGAGGACGATGGTGCAGAACCAAGCAATGGCCGCTCAAATGCAAGCTCAACAGCAGGCTCAAGATCCAACGATCCAGATGCAGCAGGCTGAGTTGCAGTTGAAGCAAGCCGAGATGCAGCGCAAGGCACAGAACGACCAGATGGACTTCCAAATTGCTCAGGGCAAGTTGCAGCTTGAGCAGCAACGTCTTGCATTGGAAGCCCAAAAGGGTCAGGGCGAAGATCCCCGGCTGAAGGCTATGAAGGCGCAGCAGGAACTTCAACAGAAGGAACAGATTCACCAACAGAAGATGAGGCAGCAGATGCAGTCCGATGCGATCAAAACTCGGCAGCAGATGATGCGAACGCAACGAAACAAGGAGTAACCAATGGCAACTACTGCGTTTGACGTAGTTATCAAAGAACTGGAAGAGCGCCGCGAGTCCATTGCGCAGGCGCTTATCTCAGGTGCGGCAAAAGACTTTGCCGAGTACAAATACATGACGGGTGAAATCCAGGGTCTTTCACGCGCTCATGCTTTCATAACCGACCTTGTGCGAAAGATGGAAAACGACGATGAGTGAACTACTCCTGAGCGACGGCCAAAACACCACCGTGTTGCCGCAAACCGACGAGGAAAAGGCCCGACAGGTGCCTGATCCGGTGACCTACCACTTGCTCTGCGTTCTGCCCAAAGCGGAGGAAGAGTACGAAAGTGGGCTGCTTAAAGCAGGGCAGACCATGCACTTTGAAGAAGTGCTGAGTCCAGTTCTGTATGTCGCCAAGATGGGACCAGACTGCTACAAAGACCCTCTGCGGTTTCCGTCGGGTCCGTCTTGCAAGGTGGGTGACTTCGTGCTGGTTCGTCCCAATTCTGGTACGCGGCTGAAGATCCACGGCCAAGAATTTCGCATCATCAACGACGATTCGGTTGAAGCGGTTGTGCAAGATCCTCGCGGCATCAAGCGGTCATAAGGAGTAGAACATGACGGAATTCCAATTTCCAGACGAGATCAAGACTGAGAAGAAGGAAGCGCCTGAAGAACTTCAGATTGAAGTCGAAGGCGAAACCGAGATCGAGGTCGTTGACGATACGCCCGAGCAAGACCGCAACCGAGCCCCAATGAAGGAGGCTCCTACGGAAGTAACTGATGACGAACTGTCTCAGTATTCCGAAGGAGTGAAGAAGCGCATCCAGCACTTTTCCAAGGGCTACCACGAGGAGCGTCGAGCCAAAGAGTCCGCGCTGCGTGAGCGGGAAGAAGCAGTGCGTCTGGCTCAATCTCTTGTGGAAGAGAACAAACGCCTTCAAGGTAGTTTGGGCCAGGGTCAACAGGCTTTGCTGGAACAAGCCAAGAAGGTTGTTGCCAACGAGGTAGAACAGGCCAAGGTCAAATACAAGCAGGCATATGAAGCGGGTGACTCAGATGCGCTTGTAGCGGCTCAGGAAGAATTGACTGCTGCCAAAATTAAGGCAGAGCGTGTCAATAACTTCAAACCTGTTGCAAAGCCTGAAGAAACTGTGGTACAACCCGCTCCAAGCCCTGTTGTGCCCAAGGTTGATCAGAAGGCCCGTGCGTGGCAAGAAGCCAATCCGTGGTTTTTCT